CTCTAAAGCTTCCACAAATTTATTAAGATTTGCACGATCTTTTTTGGCATCTTTTACCTGATCTGCTGTATAAACCAAATTCATGTAATCATTCGCTTTTCCCTGGATCTCTGTTTTTAACTCTTCATAGTTCCAGTCAATCTCTTTCAGAAATCCCTCTTCCTGCGGATTGTATATCTTAAGTTCCATGCATTTCTCCTTTTATATTTCTGGAAGAATCAAGTTCGGCTGCTGCCTTTTTACGACATTCTGCCAGAACTCTTCTTCCGCTTGTCTTAATATCTCAATATCTTCTTCTGCGTCTGATCGCTCAATATGATAATCTTTCGTCTCTAATCTGATCTGACTCTGCCACACTGATTTCAGCTGTGCCCTTAGCTCCACAAATGAATATTCTGTGACAAGCAGATAATGCAGTACCTGGATGTAATAGTTGTCCGGAATCTGATCTCTCCATTTTTCTCTCTGCATGCTTTGCAGGATATTAGTTGTCTTGATTTCTAAGATTCCTTTGCGACCATCCTGATCGGTCAGTTCTCCATCCAAAGAAGCATGCGCCCATGGATACTTTTCGTTTCGTATCATGTTGTCTCCGAAGTACTCAACCTTATACTCTGGATGATCCAGTGCAAACAGTGATCGAAGTAATGGCTCTGCATCATGTCCATACTTCACATAGTTCTTATCCGAAATATCAGGAGCTGTTCGCTGTCCTGTCTTTTCTAAATAAAGTCCTATATTGGTTTTATATGGATTGAGTCCTAATACCGCAGATGCATCAGATCCACCGATTCCATGTCTGGCATTTAACCAGGAATCGGTGGAATCGAACTGGATCCGTTTGATTCCTGGTGCAATCAGAATTCCTTTCATAGATCAACCTTTACTTCTTCTTTAACGAACTGAAATCTACCCATTAATTCTTGTAATGCTCTTGCAATTTCTTTGTCCAATGGATTCATCTCTTTTTCTATACCATTTGCCAAAGTTCTTAAAGCTGCTACGACATATGGCGCTGTTTCCATAGAAATAGGATGTATGCTGTTTGTAACCTCAAAAGCAATATCTTTGGCTATCTCTTTTGTAATAGCAATGCTGTCATCGTCGCGGCCAAGTGCTGTACATACATAAGATTTTGCTAATTTTCGTTCACATTCTAATAAAAATTCTTTTGTCATTGTTCTTTCTCGCTTTCCGTGCTATAATGCACTTGATGATTTTTTGTCATTTGTGCCTTTGGAAGTTGCCGCTCCGTGGGCACTTTTTTCTTTCTTATTTATCAAATTTCTTCACTCCTTCCTCATAGATCATCGCTGTGATCAAACACAACGCTGCTAATTCTTTAAAGATTCCAATTGCGATCAGCACTGCTGCCGTGCAGATCATGGCTTTTGTCTCTGTGTGCATCTTTATGCTCCTTCCTTATATTTATTACATTTCATATTCTATAAAGCGTTTTGCGTTTATAAAATATCTATGTTTTTTTTCACTTGTTTGGATTGCATATCCCCAGGGAAATTTTTCTTGAATCAATCCCTTTTCGATTGTTGGAACACTCAACCCCATTAACTTTGCAACTTCTTTTACACTTAATGTCTCTATTTTTTCTACCGGAATGACTATTTCCTCAAAAAAATTCTCCTGTAAATTAAGTATTGCAGCAATCTCATTTCGTCTTGCTTTTGTCGGTTCCGAATCTCCAGACATCCACTTACTGACGGTCGATCTACTTACACCGCAGATTCTGGACAACTCTACTTGATTGATGTTTTGATCTGCCATTACTTTTTTAAGCCTGTCCCTGAACACCTTTATCACCTGCCTTTCTTCAGATGGCTTAAGTCTCCGTCCGATTGAGTGCTATTTTTAATGATTAACCAATTTAGGGAGGAATTTCGTGTATCGGACAGAGGATTAAGCCATCTGCTATTATTCTGTTGTCTTTCTTCCATATATCTCCTATACTTAATTCACAGGGCACTGGCATGTCCGAGTTTTTAAGAAAGGAGTTTTTCATATGTCTCATATCATTAAATCTCTAGGTTCTATAACATGGTCTGATATAATTGAAATCGCTGGGATTATTGCTTCTACAATTACAAGTATCATTGCAATAGCTATTTCTGTAAAAACGCTACGCCAAAACAATAAGATGCTCGAAGAAAGCACTCGCCCTAATATTCAAATTTACTCAATTTATTCAGACACCATTGTTTACATCATGATCAAAAATTTTGGTCAATCATCATGTACAATTGATTCAATATCTTGTGATCATAAATTTTCTGGAAAAGAAATTTTTAATGATGATCTTGGCGAAGATATATTTGCACGTCTCTCTGGTGCAATTATTTCTCCAGGTTACGCAATTCGTTGTCCTCTTGTTGGATATGCCACGACAAAAGATGATTTACATTTTCATGTGAAATATCATTCCTCTGTCAAAACCTATGAAGATGCTTTTACTTTTAATATTCGTGCAAATTCTCCATTTGCAGATACATATCCCGGCGGGAAAAATACCGATGATCATTTAAAAAACATTTCTAAAGGCATACATGATTTAGTAAAAATGAAGTTATAACAGTACTGATATAAGTTATACTAGCTCCTACAAAACACCATGTGATTGCATCCACGTCTGTGTAGGAGCTTCTTTTTGCTCTTACCACTCCACATCCTGTAACTATGCATCCTGCTATAATTCCAACACATCCGATTATGATCAAGATCATTTCGTCTTTCTCACCTCCTGGTTATTTAGTTTCGGTTAAACCGAAGTCTAACGGTAAAAAAATAATCTGTGAATAACGTACATTATACGTTTCCTCTATTTTACGAAGTACTGGAATATCCGGATAAGACTTTCCTTGTTCGTAGTTTCTGAGTGTATCTGTCGCTATTCCTATTAATTTAGCGGCTTCTTCTTGCTTGTATCCTCGCATTTCACGGATACTTTTTAATGTCGCTTTCATATCTTTAGGAAATCTAGTTTCCGTTTTCACTTTTGCTCACCTCCTTAGTTCTCTTATATACTACCACGGTTAAACCGAAGTGTCAACGGTTTTTCCGAATTTTTTTCGGTTTATATTGATTTTTTTCGGTTTCTCCATTATAATATAGGCATATTCAAATTAAGAAAGGAGGCAATGGTAAATGAGCGACTTAGGAAACAAAGAAGTCATGGCTAGAAATATAAAATACTATCTAAAGGCTAATGATGTTACCCAAACAGAGATGTGCAATACCTTAGGTTTTAAAATGTCTACTGTATCAGACTGGATGCATGCACGAACCTATCCACGAATTGACAAAATAGAAATGATGGCTAATTATTTCGGAATAGAAAAATCGGATTTAGTAGAAAAGAAATCTTCTTCCGCAGAACTTAATAAAAGAGACACCAAACAAATAGAAAAAATCATACAGCAAACAAAAGATAAACTAACATCCCAAGAAGGATTAATGTTTGATGGTGATCCTGCTTCTCCTGAAGCAATCGAGTCTATTCTAAATGCAATGGAAATTGGTATGGAGATGGCAAAGAAAAAGAACAAGGAAAAATACACACCTAAAAAATATAAAAAGGACTGATGTGAATGGACATAAAAAAGATTGTAAATTCGCTTGTCAAGAAACATAAAACAAGAAATCCTTTTGAGATTATCAAGGGAATGAACGTTATCCTTGTGCCAGTGCCACTTGAGGGTGTCAGAGGATTTTATCAGTATTTCCAAAGAAATAACATTATTTATATTGATGATTCTCTTCCAGAACATGAACAGATTCTTGTTTGTGCTCATGAGTTAGGTCATATGTTGCTGCATAAAAAGGCTAATGCCCTCTTCATGGATACCTATACCGGATTCAATACGACGAAATATGAAAAAGAAGCTGATCTGTTTGCTATGGAACTTCTGGTGCCGGATCAAGTATTTTTAGAATACCAGGAATTTACTACTGATCAGATCGCACGTGCACTTGGATATGATGAGGAGTTAATTAAATTAAGATTAAAATAAGGAGGAATGCGTATGAAGAAAAAGTTTTTATGCGTTGCATTGTCTGCAATGATGCTGCTACCAACTATACCTGCATCTGCAAAATCTAAAGTAAGTATTGTGCCATTAAAAAAGACTATTTATATTAACCAGACTTGTAAAATTAATTTAAAGAACAATAAAACTAAAGTAAAATGGACAGTATCTAATAATAAAACAAGAATAGTGAACAAAAATAACAAATATGCAACTATCAAAGGGCTGAAAGTTGGATCAGCTTATATAAAAGCTAAGATCGGTAAAAAGACTTATCGGAGCAAAATGACTATCAAAAAGAAAGTTGTTAAAACCCCTTCAGCTCCTACTATTAAAAATTATACATATAATAGAATTATTTTGGATAACGATAAACTTCAGATAAAGTTGGCATATACAACTTCTTCTGAAATTGCGTTTTCAGTATATAATAAAACAGATTCCTTATTTAAGTTTGACTGTGAATATTTTAAATTGAACGATACGGATTACGAACCAGATGAAATGACCACTTCTCCGTATATTGCTTCAAAAGACACTAGAAATTTTATTTTAAAAGCTAAAATTAAAAATCCTGAATGTACTTCTTTCGCAGGTGTTTTTAGTATCTGGGCAGCAGATGGTTACATTATTGATTATCTAAATGTTACAAAAACTACTGTGAAATAATTTACAATAAAAAACCGCCCAGCTACCAACTGGACGGAATTTAGAAACCTATCACCATTGTAGTGTATGATATGTCTCTGACTGAACACCAGAATTATATCATACATCCTACAATTTTACAAATTGATAAGGGTGTATTTTTTGTACCCTTTTTTAGAAAGGAATGATGATATATGGCAAGAAGAAACCCAAACGGCTACGGCAGCGTAACCAAATTAAAAGGCAATCGATCACGCCCTTATGTGATCAAAGTCACTACATACGATGAAGATGGACACGGCAGACAAGTTCCAGTAGACTATGCTGCTACTCGTGAAGAGGCAAATATTATTTTAGCCAGGTACAATGATAATCCTTGGAATATTGATCGCAATCGCGTCACTCTTGCAGAATTATATAAGCGATGGCTTGAAGTAAAAGCTCCTAAACTTGGAAGTTCTCGTTTATATACACTTAAAGCAGCTTATAAACATTGTCAAAAACTGTACGGAAAGAAATATAGGCAAATACGAGCTTATCATATGCAAGCAACCATGGACGATTGTGGTCGTAGTTACGCTACACAATCTCATATCAAAGCACTTTGGTGGCATTTAGATAATTTTGCATTTGAATTAGACATTATAGATAAGATGTATTCTCAAATAATTTCTGTCAGCACAGAACAGGGAGAAACTAAACGCACTCCATTCACTGAAAAAGAAGTTGAAGCTCTGTGGAAAATATCTGATCAAAAAAATGTAGATATTGTATTAATCTATATTTACACCGGATTCAGATTAATGGAATTGTTAAATATGACATGTGATCAGATCAATCTTGAAGAAGAATATTTTAAAGGCGGAAGCAAATCTTCTTCAGGGAAGAACAGAATTGTGCCAATCCATCCTCGTATCATGCCGTTTGTGAAAAATCGGCTAAAGAAAAGTAATGAATATTTTTTAGAAACTGATGAAGGATCTAAATTTAAAAAAGGGGATTTTTATGAAGAATGGAAAACTGTTATTTCTTATATAACAAAGAAGAAGAAAACTCCTCATGAAGCTAGACATACTTTTGAAACATTCCTTGATAATGCAGGTGGTAATAGAAAGTGTATTGATATGCTGATGGGGCACAAATCTAAAGATGTTGGAAATAGGGTTTATAATCATAAAACAGTGGAACAATTGAGAGATACTATTCTCTTGTTGAAATAATAAATTTCCATTCAACAAGTAACAAATTAGTAACACATATGTTAGGAAATGACCATTTTAAGCCATTTCCTAACATTGCAAAATTATTATACCATAAAAAGAATGGCACTGTATATCACTTTAGTAATATACAGTATCTTTCCTTTCTTCATTATCATCATGTATCTACTTTATCTAAGCAAATTCCACATTACAGCCTGTGCTTTTTCTAAGTCTTTTCTCGCCACAAAAATTTCATACTGTATGGACTGTGATGTAGGATTCCCCACACTTCCAAAGTTTCCACGAAGTGTTCCTGATCCTGCCCATTCTCCTAAGTGATTGTATGTTTTGTATTTGTACTTAATCTTTTCCCGATCCAAGATATCCCTGATCGCATTAAATTGTATCATGTCTGTTCCAATCCATAAGCTTTCTGAGTTTAATATTGTAAGCATACTTTTCTCCTTTCTCGCAATTTCCAATTTTATTAAACTGGATTTGCCCCCTCTTTTGCAGCATACCGAAGCCACTTTCAACCTGTTAATTAATTTCTTATATTTTATCACAATTTCCTGACTGTGTCCTATTTTTTCCCATAAATAATTCCCATCCCGCTGATCATCCATGGTGTTGTTACAAATCCCGGAATAAAGTCTAGCTTCTTTTCCAGATTTCCTATGTAGTGAACTTCTGAAATTCCTTCTTCTCTTAAGATTCTTACAAACTCTTCCATATCTCCGTACAATGCTTTCTGTGAAAACATATCCTGAAAAGAAAATACACCGCCTTTTTTCAAAACTCTTAATGCTTCTTTTACAACATCCCTCTTATCTTTTGCTGTTCGCACTTCATGAAACACGAAATTGCTTACTACTGCATCAAATGTCTCATCAGGAAAATCCAGTTTTGCTGCATCTCCTTTTTGAAAAGCGATATGGTCTGCAACTCCTTCAATCTTTGCATTTTTCTCGCACTGCTCTTTTGCATAATTCCATTCCACACCCCAGTGATCCATCGCTGTGATCTGTGCCTTTGGAAATGCTTTGGCGCAATAAACAGTAAGTGCTGCTGCTCCGCATCCGATGTCTAGAAGTTTCCCTTCACCATCCCAATCAAGATGTTTAATCAGATGTTCATGTACTCCTGCCATCATATTTCCTTTTCCAAATGCGAATGCTTCATGACAGATCAGCATATAAATTGCCATTACCAGAGTCAAAATGCATAATACGCCTACTATGATTGCAATGACCATTTCACTTAAAGCTACTTGTACTGCTACCGCAATAACACCTAAAACAATTACTGCTCCAAATAACATATACAATGCTTTTTCAGGTACCCAGTTTCCATAATTTGCTTTTTCATTCAT